AAGAAGTTTAGTTGTATTTCGGTAGTTTGTCCCACCTCTGCATGGGTGGGATTACATGTTTCAATTACTGTATACACAACAAGTTCTTCCTTTTCGATGCAATTCTGCATCTGTGCCTGACCGTACTTCTACAAACTCAGACATAATTTTTTATTAAAATTCGCATTTCTGCGACAAAAAATAACATAGGGAATATGTCGAATGTATTTGTTGTTTATTAAAACATAACCCAAAATTATGCGCCTTTACCAGCTTGGCTACTTCCCCAAGTTTATAAATAAAAATGGTGGGGAAGGAAGGATTCGAACCTCCGAATTACTGTAAACACTTTCAGTTTTCCCTTATACGTTAGACCCATTGAACATTGTGGTTATGTGATGCACTACTTGGTATGTAATTTATCGGTTTGCCAGCATTTTCATGTTCATTCAATCTCAGAATTCTTTCCCATTTTGTTCGAATTCTTAGGTCATATCTTAAAGAACGTTACCCGGAAGTATATGTTGCCACAGGGACAACCGGGAATAAATTTAGAAGAAATTCGTTAGTTTTGTTTCGTACTGGTTTGTATTGCGAACAAATTTACTGTAAAAACTACCAGTTCTTCTTTTAGTAGCGGGAGAGGGATTCGAACCCCCGGAACCGATTAAACGCCTCTTGGTTATGAGCCAAGCGAGCTACCAGACTGCTCTATCCCGCAATATATTTTAAAAAGGATATTTTGTTTGTTATGTTTGATTGAAATACGGTTTTGACACCGTGACATTTCGCTTTTGAAGCAAATGCTCTATCACTGAGCTAATTTCTGAAATAACATCCAGTTTCCTTTTATATTTTAAATCTTGTTAAAGAACGTTGTCCCGAAAGACTCTGCAAACATAATACCATTTTTTTTATTACGCAAGCGTTTTTTGAAAAAAATGTAAAAAAAAAAATACAGAGGTTGTGAAAAATAAATACGTTCGAGTTTCAGAAAAGTTACAAAAATTTATAATTATTTTTACTGTTTTGGTTTAACGTTCTGATAATCACGTTTTTTCACCAACATGTTATGCACACTACTTTCGTTTTTTTCCACTTCATCGGGGTCTTCCAACATATTTTCGAGGTCATCGATATTTTCCACGGGTTTTGGCGCAACTTCATCCATATATGCCACCACCCCCTCACCAGTTGGTGGTTCCATTGCTTGTGGTGGGAGAATTTTTGTTGGTTCGTTCACAACAGTAGGAATAACGGTTTTTACACCCTCATTTTCAGCCTCACTCATGACCTCATTCACAATATCTGCAACAGCATTCAATTCTTCTTGACTCAAATCTGTTCTGGTTGTGTTGATATGTATGTTCTTCACTTCTGGATGGAACTCGGTATTCGGTTTTATTTCGTCTTCCGATGCTTTGTTATCTCTGAGCAATGAATTGATATCGTCACTATTCAATCTATCAACCAATGCGCCTTCCTGATGTTTACTGATTGCCTCATGTATTTTTACGTCTGATGATTTTTCAATTAAATTTTCCATTTTCTTTTCCAAGCTACTGGCATCATCATAATGTTTCAAACCCTTATATGTCCTACTACCTCTATATCTAGGGTCATCGATAATGATTTGCATGGTATCATTATTAAATACACAGTCTTCAAATGCCTGTCCATCCTTGGCGAACCTAGCTTTAATTATTCTAATATTTGCAAAATTGGCTTCCTGTTGTTCCTGAGTTTTGGCTATACTCATGAAGAAGTGAGCTTTCTGAACTCTCTTAATGCTACCACCGCTCTGATGTGCTTCCACAAACTCAGACCCGAAGCCACTACGGTTACTTTGAATCGCTGTCCATGCCGGGATATCGAAATCACTTGCAAGTGCTTCAAATCCTTTAATAATTGTGAGTTCGGATTCGGTTCTGTCTTGTGATTTCTTATGACTTTCCAGACAGTCAAGATAGTCAAGTACGAGTATATCAAATTTAAACCCCCATTTCTTCTGGTAAGCCAGCATCCAGTTACGCACGTCTTTCATCGTGGTATCTTCCTGACTAAATCTCTTAATGATTAATCTACCTTTCCCTTCTAACGATTTTACTTTATTGTTTACGACTTCTTTAACTCTTTCATTTTCTTCATCTTCATCAATCCTACTCAATGCGGATTTTGCCCAAATCGTATAATGTTTACGTTTAATCTGGTCTTTTGTGTCTTCGAAAATAATCTGAGCAACATTCTTTTCTTGTTCATATGCGGTGTTGGCTATGATTGTGAGTGCCGTGGTCTTACCAACCCCAGAAGGTGTGAGAATCACACCGATTTCACCTCTCCCCAGACCACCACCAGTTAATTCATCAATGGTTTCAATGCCTGTTGGGATTGTTTGTCTAAACTCCTTCCTTAATGCTTTATTAACTCCCTCAGTAACGGATTCCGAATCATCATCTTCTTCTCCGATATGTGATATTTTTTGAAATCGGTCTTCAATAGCAGCGATAGTGAATTTATCTTTTATTTTGCCAGTCTTGACCTTATCCATAACGTCTTCAGCCAACTTGCGATATTCTTGTTGCTTAACAAAAGCATTGGCTGATTTCTGAACAACATCTCCATCGTAAAGCATTTGCTTATTGATGATTCTCTCGTTCCAGAGTTCAATACGTTTAATGACACTAAATAAAGATTCTTCTTCGATTGGATTATTCGGGGTCTTGTATTTGTTGATTGCTTGGTGAATACTCTGATTTTGGAGGTTCGGAACTTTGTCAAATTCCTTGTAATACTCCAAAATAATAATGAATAACCGCTTTAAGTTAGGGTCATCAAAATATTCAATAGCTAAGTCAGGTAATGTTTTCTCAGCGAATTCCGGTTCCACCAACAACTGCCACATAAGGCGTTGTTGAAATTCTGGACCTAAATAAGCAGTGAGTGTGTTTTCAATTTTCTCTGTCATTGTATTAAAAATATTGGTATAAGAGAGACGGAGATTGGGTTCAACATACTTCTCAAAAGGTAGTTAAAAAGAAATAACCCCAATTCCCGTCTCAATAAAGTACTTATCTTCTAAGTCCTCTTATTAAATATTCTCTTTTACCTATGGGAAGCTCCCTAATTTGATTAATTGAAAGTCCTCTCATATTAATCAAATCGTAATCATCCCACATATTTTTAATGTCATTCCGTTTGATTTTATTTTTTATGGTATCAGCGATATCAGTTACGACATCAACAATATCAATAGATTGTCTGGCAACAGGATTGAACCCATCGACATAAAACAATCTTTCGACAATCGGGTTCTCATTAATATATAGCCCGATTTTACATTCAACACCTCTGATTGTCTTCTCTTCGATTTTCTGAACAATGGGTATTGGATTGTATCGCATTGAATTCCGATATCGTTGTGGATAACTGTTAACCATTATTTGGTGGTACTGAAGTAGATTATATGTCTGCATCTCTAGTTCTACGTCCTCATCGAGTGTATCAACACCTGAAACATCCACTCTTCCTACTTCAGCAATAACATCATAACTTCGTTTCGATAATGTTTTCTGTAATCTGGTAATTGCTCGTGGTAAAATATCCCTGATGTCAATCGAGTATCTAGTAAAGGGGTTGTAATCATCGGCATCGAACAATTTCTCACATAACAAAATGTTACCTTGGGTAAGAGTAAACCTAAATATGTTAACAAATTCCTTCTCCTTCTCTTTTTCGTTCATTTTTATTGTTTTAAAAGTTATTAAAAATCTATCACAAATATATGCAGAATACTTCGAAAATGAAAGTAAAATTACAATCTTACTTTATTATTCTTATAATATTCATTAAGCAAATCTTTTTCGTGCATGATTACCGTGTAGAACGGTTCAACATATTGCACAAAATTACTACCATAGACGGTTAGGAACTGGTCTTCGTTCATCATTCCAACCAAATTTTTACTTGACCTACCCTCTGGAGATAGGGGTACTTCGAGTTGTTTGAGTTCTTCAAGTGCTTCCTCATTTAACATCGGTTCTCTGAGATTAACCAATTCAAAATTGGTTTTTAATCTATCTATGTTATTTAAAAGATTACTAAGTGCCTGTAATGGTTTCATTTTCTTGGCTGCTCGTTCCTTTTGTATTTCATCGGCACGTTTACAAATTTCCCTTACTGTTAATGTTTTGAATTTGAGTTCGGGAAACTTTGCTACAAGTCCATCTTCTTTTATTCCACCAACACCCGGTATATTATCGGCATCATCACCACAAATAATCTTCATCGCCAACGCATTTGAATAATGATGATTGAAATGCATCATATAATTTGATTTCGTTACTGGTTGGTCAATGTTTGGAAAAATTATCGTAAGGTTCAAGTCAAGGAGTTGTGCGAAATCCCGGTCATTTGAATATATGAAAATTTCTTCCTTATTATTATATTGTAGACAGTATGCTGCAATCAGGTCATCGGCTTCGGTATCGTCAACCTCAATTTGTCTCAGAAATATTTCTTCAGCATATGCCTGTATTCTTTTTCGCTGTTTCAGAATCGATTCATCTTTTGCTTTTTCTCTTCTGAGTTCGGCTGCATTCATTTCGATTTTCTTATGCCACTCCTTAGATTTTCGATTGGCTTTGTAGTGATGGTCAATTCTATAACGTTGAATCCCACCACCTTCACCATCCCAAACCAGCACAACCTTATTAATCATGTGCTGTTTTATCATCATACGAACAGTAGTTAAAAAAGAATATAAACCACCAATATGTCCGAAATTAGTGGTTTGTACATCTTTTGCTCCGTGAAACGAACGCTTTAAAAGATTTTGAGCATCGACTAAAAGAGTTCTGGTTTTCATTCCTCAGTTTCCTCCGCATTACCTTCACTTCTTTCAATTATAGTTTCTTCGAATGAAACATTTCCTTCGTCATCCATATCTTTGGATTGAATTATGATGTCTTCAGCAGTAAGGCTATTATCACCAAGAATATTACGGAAATGAAGAATATTCTTCTTCTTATACGCATCAATACCAGCAGCATCAGCATATATGAATCCATGTGGGGTAGATGCAATCTTACCTTCCAGTGAAATTCCACCCAACGCACCATCAACGTGATTCTTGGCAATATTGACTTTGTTTTCGAATCCAAAGTTAACATCACGCAGTTTACTTGCAGCAGTAACTCTCTTAGTTCCGTGGGTTAATATTCCACCGAAATTATAAATCATTCTTGCTCCGAAGAACCATGTCTCACCACCTTTATGTTTAACAACTTTATTCATGCTATCATACCAAATTTTCTGAACAGCACCAATAGTGTTTGTGTATGGACTATCAATCTTTCTACTGTTTGGAATCGAGTTGTTTAGTATTGACATAAATGTTTTTTCATAAGCACCAGCATTCCACATGTTGTTTTTAGCAGTTTCTTTCACTTCAGCATCGATTGTTGCGATACAGTTTAGTGTTCCAATTGAATCAATTGCAAAATATAGGTCATATGGTAAATTGCCAGCATCTTGTTGGTCAAGAAAATAATATACGACTTTTGCTAAGTCTTCAATTGCTGCTTCTTTCCTTTCCTTATTTTGAAGTTTTCCAAAATTGTCAAGAAGAAATTTATTATTGACCAAGATGTAATCGCCACTCCAATCGAAACCCATTAACGTCAGTCTTTCATTACCTTCATCAATATTATTCTCAGTATCGATAATAACTGTCATAATTCCCATTTTCTGAGCATTGACAATTGAACGCATTAGAGCAGTTGATTTACCTGTGTTGCTATATCCACGGAAAAGTGTTACATATCCTTTAGGTACACCGGGCATACCAGTTGCTTCCTTCAATGCGTCATCAATTGGAATCCATAGAAGTGGTTTAGATGGAACAGTATCTGCCCCAATTTTCTTCTTGAAATCATCAAGTGAGAACTTTTTCTTTACAGTTGGTTTCCTTACTGCATTTGATGGTACGTCTTTCGTACTCGGTTTCTTTGCCATGAATATGAATTTTGAATTAGCTTAAAAGGGGGAGACATAATCTCCCCCTTTTTTTAAACTTGGTAATTTTTAGAAGGGAAGGTCATCGTAGTTTTCACCCTCTGGTTCCCCATCCTCTGGTGCTTCTGTCGTTGTAGATACTGTTTCTGTTTCTATTACAGTCTCAGCTACCGGAGCAACTGGTGCGGTATCAACTACTGGTGCGGTATCAACTACTGGTGCAGGAGCAGTTGCTTCAGCAGTAACTTCCTTACCGATATCACTTGCGTCATCAGTAAACTCACCAACTTTCTCAGGAGTAATGTTACTGATAGTTACACGTGGTACTTCTTCATCCATCAAATCACTTGCCTGTTCGAAATCATCTTCATCACTATCAAGGTTCATTGTACGAGTATTAGCTTTCTCTTCCAAATCTGGACGACCCGGAAATACCCAATGCTTGTTAGTCTGGTCAGTATCTTCCCAATAAGGACTAGTACCGTTTGCGACTGCTACGAGAAAATCGTAGGGTGGCATATTCGGTGCTTGCTTTGGCTTAAATACATCTCTCCAGATAATATCATCTTCAACCCATACCCTCATAACATCAGCGTCTTGATGAAGTAGCGACTTACCTTTAGCGGTAATAGCAGAAATTGCCTTGTAAACATGTCCATTGAACTCACTATCGGTCATGATAATATTGAGGTCAGTACCTGTCTCGGCACTAGAGAAATCAGCTTGGTGTGTTGATACGTAATTTTCCAAAATAGGAAGTAACTTATCAAGTGTACCCTGATTCTTGTAATTGTGCTTAAATCTCCAGAATTTAACACCATCTTTTTCCTGTCCCTTGTCAATACCACGAACAATGTAGAATTTCTTGGCTTCCCATTTAATGGCTTCCTTGTAAATTTCATCGTTTTTTGCTTTGACCTTGAGTTGAAACTCATTCATATTCTCTTTCTTAACACCTTTAAGAGATGGGTCTTGTTTTGCAAGCCATTCTTTATTCCTTGCACATAATGGGCATGGAGCAGGTACTAACATCGGTGCGCCATTGGTGTCCAATAAAGGTTGTCCTGTGGAATCGAGTTTCGGTACTTTGGGGTCATTGTGGGCAGGACAGTAAATAACTGAACCATGCTTTTTCTTCCCACCAGCCACATTGGTAGTAACCACATGGAAGAATGCTTCTTCGATGTATTTTTTACCGGGTTTTGGTGGAAGGATTCTGAAAGTCTCGTTTCGATTTCGAGGAACGAAATACTTTGCCAGAATGTTTTCTCGTGATTTTCTCTTTGTTGATTGTGATTGTTTTTTCTGGTAGTCAGAAAACATTGATTTTAATTGTGACAAGTCTTCGCTTGTCTGCGTTTGATTTTCCATTTTCAATAAATTTTACAGTAATGTTATTTTTCAATTGTAAATTGTGCTACAAATATAGCCTTCATTTGACATAAATACAAGCAATTTTGAAAAAAATTGTAAGTTTTTTTATTATTTTGATAATAAATTGACAGAAACCACATTAAACGATAAAGTCTGTTTGTTTTCGTAGTAATTACCGTTCTTCATTCTGATTTGCAACTTATATGTTTGTGGAATCAACCAAGACGTGTCGAGATTAAAATCGTATCCAGCACTGGTTCTATTGACTTTTGTAAATGGAATCACATCGATTTCATATTTCTCACCAACTGTTGTGAATAATCTGTATTCGAGTTCCAAAGGTACGAAATTGTTTTGGTTTGGATATAGTTCTTTTATTGTTAACTTAACCTTTCTGACGTTACCCGCAGTAATGTTTTCACCCTCTCCAATCCCCCAGAAATAAAAGAAATAATTGTCGAACTCAATTCCCACTGGTTGGTCGAAGGTATAATATTTATGTTGTGATATTAAATAAAAACTATTTGCGTGTTGAATTTCCCTGCCATTAATCACAAGATTCCACTCGTCTCTAAATATTACCGCATCAGGATACGTATCTGAATCAACATTTAAACTGACCTTATATATGCCTTTACTTACATTCACAATCGAATCTCCGGTCAGAGTATCAATAAGAACGTCTTCGGAATCATAAATATCAACACTAGCCACATCGATGTCCTGCTCGATTCCACCGACATTCACATAAAGGTACAAGTCATTGTCTTTATCAAGATAGAAATAATTACGGTCATCAGTAACCGTATCGTCTACAACGGTTTCAATAAAGGGTTCGTACCAAGTATTGGTGTTCTTTGCGTGGAAAGCCACGGCTTCACGGAACTCGGTTAGCATCTCTTCAAGTTCATCAGGAAATTTAACCATTAATCCAAATGAGGTTCCGGTATATCCAGTTGTGCCCGTTAAACCACTTACACCCATTTCACTGAGTCTTTGGTTAACGTAAGGCGTAATATCTATATTTAGGTTTTCATTACCCTTTTGAAATGTTTGACCAGTAGTAATAATTTGTGTTGTACCACTTTCATAAGCACCAGCGACTGCCCATTCAACCCCTGTTTTTCTATCTTTCCAGTTTGATGCTTCAATCTGTGCATTGGCGAGTAGCGTGTCATTATAAATGAAATCATAACCACTTCCTTCATCCCAATCTTCATCAAGGCTATAAAGTTCTAAATCAAAACTAGTTGCTCTGTCAATATTATTTGAATAAGATTTCTTACCAAGATATTGAGGGGCATAGCTTATTGTATTGGTCATATGTAAAGTATGAGTCATTCCTGTTGTGGGAATTATCTCACCACTATTGATTTTGTTAATTAAATCAGTTAAATCAATATCAAATATGAACCTTGTTGGTTGTTCATTGAGCGTACCATACGATATCTCTGTAACAGGGTTCTGTGAATTATTGGTTAGGTTGTTACCTATCAATGTATTGTTCTTCGAAAAATATGACCTGAATACTGACATTCTACTTTTTTCTATAAATACTCATAAACAAAAAAGACTACACGTGGTAGTCTTTTAAATGTGAAATTTATGTGTAATTTTATTTAATATTGTGGTTAATTAAAATTTGTACAGCTTCTTTTTTTGTCATTCCCTCACTAATCCTGTTTTTTAATACCAGTCTTGCGGTTTTAACGAGTTCTTCGGTTACTTCTTTAGATTCACTAAGTTTTTTCAAAAATCCAATATCACGTGTAGCAATTTCTTTTTCACCACCCTGACCTTGAAGCGTAACACCACCTTTTACTTTATCTCTAACAGTGAATTGATTACCTTCTCCATCTTGATAACGGTCACCGATTTCTCCTTGATATTCTTCCATTCCCTCTTCTTCAGCAAGGTTTTGACCTTCAGAGGCTTCGAACTTCATACCGGGTGGGTCAGCAGCTTGTGGTCCACCTAATAGTGGTTCCTCGGCTTCTTGGTCTTGCTTGAAATATTCTTTATCCCAATATTTTTTTTCTTGTTCAGGACTTGCTGGTAAATCCAGTTCTTCGTTGGCATAATCACCTACGTTATGTGGTTTAAATCCAAGTAATGTGTCAGTTAATTCTTCATCCTTTTCACCGTCTTTCATTTCTTCAACACCCTTTGGTTTTTCATCACCTACTTTGGCTTCTTTTTCCATTTTATCAAGACGTGTATAGTAATCCGGTATTTCGGTGAGGTGGTCCATTGTGATTTCCAATGCGACTTTAGGGTCATCAGTATGTTCCATTTCGATTCCCATACCTATCATAATTTGTTGTGCATTAAAATCAACAGGGTCTTTCTCATCAGCCTTACCACCCGGTACTATATTTCCAGTTTCTTCATCTTCTTCAGATAGTTTCACCACAGATTGTGGCTTTTTCTTTTTCTTCGGCATTTGATTTTTGGGTTTGAACTTCTTACCCATTGGATTTGGGAAATCACCACCGATTTTTTTATCATCATCTTCATTCATTTCAGTGCTATTTTTTTCCTGTGGTTTAACTTTCCACCAAAATTTACCATCACCTTTTGATTTTGAAGTATCTTCTACTTCGTTCATTTCACCCATTTTATTTCTGTAAAGTTCTATCGCAGTTTTTCTAACGGCATCCAAATATATGTCTTTAGGAACACTTTTCTTCAGAACACCAAGATTCATATCAACAATCTCTGCTGCTTTAAAAATTAATTGTTGCTTCTTTTCGTCTGGAAGTAGATTTTCATAACCTTGTCTTGTTACATCATCAGCATTAACGTCACCAACCACATGACTATCTGCTTCCCAGAAATCTTCAGCACCCTTTGGTATTGCTCTGGTTTTCTCAACAGGTTTAATATTCCCCTGTAAGTTGGCTACTTCTCTCTCAATCTGGTCATTTGTTGGTGTATCATAACCAGCAGCAAGTAGATTGTCATATGCTTGACTATATAATGCCTGTTCTTCAGGACTTGATTGTTCGGTATCATCGAACTCCGGTTCTTGGTCATAAGGGTCAACACCAATACTACCATCATCATCACTTGTTTTAGGCATGGCAGCAACCATATCAGCAGCACTAGGTTCTGGTGGCATTGCGAATGGGTCTTCTTCTGGGACATCTTCTATCTCACCTTCGTATTCCTGTAATTCGGATAAATATTGTTGTAGTTCCGGTGAATCAACTCTTAGTTCTGGATTGGTTGGTTTCTGGTCACCATATGCTTTACTGGTTTGTATGGTTTCAGTGCTTTTTTTGTATGGGACTTTATCGATTAATTTAATTGCTTCCTCAAACATTTCGTCACTTACTGTGTCTTCAGGAGAAGGGGTGTCAATATATTCACTAACAACATTTAAAATATCTTGCTTACGATTTGCATTTAAATTAGCAATAGCGTTGAATTGTTCTGGATATTCACCCTGTAATTCCGGTGACTGAAAATTAAATTGAATCAATTTAGCGTCATCAATACTCGTAACATCATCTTGGTCAGTCGGACTTGAAGATACTCTGAATTTAAATGTAGCTTGTTCCCCGTCACCATTACCAGTAATTTCAAGAATGGATTCATTGCCATTAACCTGATTATTTACTTGTTCGATATTAAGTTCACCACTTATTAACGCATTAAATGCTGGTTCAACCATATCTCTGGATTCCACACCGACTTCACCGAAACCTTCATTCAATTTTACCTTTGCAACTCCTTCAAATATTTGTTGGAATCTTGCTTTACTACCAATTGGGTTGTGTACTTTCATAGCTTCTGTTTTTACTCAAAAATTATTGGGTTCGTTTTACCAAACCTTCTCATTATTACTGCTGCTTCTGCATTTGCTTCATTTTCCACATCAGTGCCATCATCACCTGCTCCATGATAAAGTTTTCCTTCTTTTTCCTGCTTACGATGAACTAATTCATGTGCTAACGTTCTCAGAACATCGGCTAGGTTTCTGTTTGCAGCAACCACCCTTATAATTCCATCACTCGGAGTATGTTTACCAAATGAAGCCATATCTTGCGCCTCTTTGGAATCATATGAGATTTCTATCTTATCACCATCAATACCCAGATATTCACAGACTTCAGCAATGAATTTAGAAATAATCTCGTTCTTCTTCTCTTCAGGGAGAAGTTCTTCATTGAGACAATTCACTCTAGTCATCATTTCAAAGAGTCTTGCCTTCGAGCCATATTGATGAAACACATTCATTATTTAAACGATATCATTAAAACTGTTCTGAACATCAATTTTAGATTTCTGTGGTAAATCATCGAAATCAGCAACATAAGTACCATCAGGTAATTCTCTCACACCACCATCTTTTTCAGCAGCACGCTTTTGGTCAAACCAATTGTCTTGCCAGAAATCATTTAAATTAAAATAATAAGGATAACTTACATCGGTTTTGCTCATTAGTTTCTCACCACTAGTTGGTTCCCTAACTTCCTCAACATCAGCATTTAATACATCCATCTTGGCATTTAATCCCTGAAGTGTTGAATCTAAACCTGCTAATTGGTCACGAATACCTTTCATGGCTTCGATATTATGTTTAATAATTTCGTTTTGAAGGTCATCAACCTCATTTTCCGCTTCTTGAGGGTTTGGAGCCATAGGGTCTGCCATTGGGTCAGCACCGGGTACTGGTTCTCCCATTGGGTCCATAGGTGCGCCCTCTGGGGGTAATTCACCTTCGGGTGGTGGAGCACCGCCTTCCGCATCTAGCGGAGCGGGAGTTGGTGGAGTTTGAACATCCATTGGCACGTCATTAGATGGTGCAGGGGGTATCTTACCCTCTGGATTTTCAGCATCTTCTTGGTCACCAACTTCCAATACTGGAACTTCATCGAATTCCTCATTACTAGTCACCAATGGACGATACTTAGGCGTTTCGCTGATTAGATACTCAGTACGATATTTAAACTTTCTTAAGAATTCTTCAGAAAGTTTCGATTTGTTATTTTCCATTGTCGAATGAATATTAATATTGCTCTCTAAGTAATTGTTTGCCGTCTTTTGTAACGAATATCTTATCAACACGCTCAATCAACCCTTCTCTTTCATTAAGAACGACTTCTTTAGCTTTTGCTATTGATGATAATTCCTCAACTTCAGGTTCGTCAACAAAATTACTAAGTGCATTTTCTTGTTTATTTTCCATAGTACCTATAATTTATTTATTATAAATACTAAGAAACATTCATTTTGACAATATCGTGACTAGATATCTTTTGAGAAGTTCAAATTTGGGAAAGATTTTATAATAAGACTGGTATATTTCACCTTCAAAATCATCTGAAATTAAGAATGATGTTCTTCCCTTCAAACGAGTCAGTAATTCGGTTATATCGAATTTAAAAAACTCGTACATCTTGAGATGAATTCCGGTAATTTTGTTACCTTTCAAGAGATATACCATATCATTCTTATAATTGTAAAGAGAATCTATTTGTTTAGGCACTACATCCATAAGGTCTTGGATATCTCTTAAATTGAAACCCACAGGGTCTAAGTTAATATATGAGTATTTCGGAGAGAAATAATATTGTGGTGCTTCTTCAACGAAGTTATCAACACCCCTTATATGTGCCGATTTGTTTTCCTTGAAACTGAATTCCCAATATAATTCGTCAGTAATTATTCTCTTATCAAGAATCTCAGCATTACTGATAATCGGGTTCTTGGGATTACAGGCTTTCATGAACTCCCATCCCACGTATAGCGTTGGAAGACTCCCATTGAGGTACATCACGGGTTCATTGTAATAATTAATGAATTCTGCTTTTGTGTGATTTACAAGTTCCTTTTCATGAATGATGTTAGCGATTCTCATTTTCTAATTGTTTAATATATAAGTCGATACCTTCTTCTAAACTAAGAAATTTGTACCCCGAAATAGTCTCAAGTAACTTATCCATTTTGGCTCTGGTATAGTATTGATAACTATTCCTGATTACCATTGGGGTGTCAATATATGATATATTTTCTGGTTTTCCCAGACTTTTAAAAATCGCTTTTGCTAAATCATTATATGTTCTGGCTTGTGCTGTACCCAGATTATAAATATCTGAAGGCACGATATGCCTGATATCATACAATAAAATCATTATCTTAACAACATCATCAACATGAATAAAATCACGCTTTTGTTCACCGTCATCACAAAAATCTACATGTGACCGGAACAGTTTCACTCCACCAGTTTTCTTGATTTGGTTATAGAAATGCCAGATAACCGATGCCATTTTACCTTTATGGTCTTCATAGTTCCCATAAACATTGAAGAACTTCATACCATACCAATGTGGTGGTTGATAATTTTTAATCATCGTTGAACATCTGTAATGAACATATCCATCAAAAAGGTTTTTATAT